ATTTAAGGCTTATTCTGGACCAAAAGCGCCAGGAACTTTCTCTGGAGGATGATGTGTTAATAGATCTTATAAATAGTTTGAAATAAGGAGGTTATATGTTTTTATCAGATGAATTAATCGGAATAGGAAGGACAGCAAATCCTAAGAGCAACTTATCAATGGCTGAGCAAGCAAAAGAAATAGTAAAAAGGGCAAGAGAAAGTGTAGGTCCTAAAGGTGCTCTGGGCTATAAGAGTGTAGAAGGTGTAAATTGTACTTTAATGCATGTTATAAGTGTTTTAAAGCGCGAAGGATATGATTATGGTAAATTCATCACCTTCATAAAGAACGACGATCCTACCGTGGGAAAATAAAGAAAAAGAAGAAGATTAATGTAAAATAAATAGAAGTATTATGAGCTCAATTATCGCAATTATAGTATTGGTTATTGCATCAGGTGCTTCAACGTATCACATATATTGGAGAGACCTTCGGCTTGATTGGTTCAGGAGCTTGAAGAAAGGAGAAAAGGTAAGGGCAGATTATGCATTATATGGAGGGTCAGGTGATTATGTTATATTGGAAGGTTCTATTGGAGAAAAATATGCAGATTGTGCAGAAGTAATACTAACTCCTATTGAGAGGGCCTTGGCGATTAAACAGTTTGGACCTGATGGTTTATTAATCACAACAAACGTGCACTGGCAGGCATTAAGACCACTGAAGGGCAATATCTGTGATCAAGATTGTTTCAAGTGCCACGATTTTATATTGTTTAAATTATGGACCCTAAAGAAAGAAAAGGATGAAGAAGTACAAGATCTGCATTAAAGGAGAAGGAACACCTAATGAGCTAAGTAATGCACTTGAAGACCTTATATATTATATACAGCAGAATAAGCAGAACCCTGATGGGATAGCTGGTATAATAGAGGATTCACCTGTGATTACTGCAGATATAAAGGAAATTAAGTAGAAGGAGGTACATATGAAACAGTGTTAGTTTGATTGGTCCTGTCCTGTAGTGTAATTGGCAACACGTCTGATTTTGGTTCAGAAGAGTCCCTGGTTCGACCCCAGGCGGGACAACGAAAATGTTCTTTGAAAGTATTGAATTTGTTGATTTATTCATAGAAAACAATTTGGACGAGGGTTCGAATCCCTCCAGCTCCACTGGTTTATCGCCAAAGCTAATCCGTCGCTTTAGTACGGAGTGAAGGTCTGGCTGTACCTTGTCATTAAACAGCCCAATGGGGCTGACCGGTTTTGACGGGTTGTAAGTAAGGGATAAGGAGAATTCAATGACGCCATAAATGGCAAAGTAGTTAATATGAATCAGGTTGGTATGAGGAAAGCTGCATAAGCTGTACTTATATAAACCGAAAGGGGCTGAGTGAAGTATAGTAGCTCACCCCTTTATTTTTAAAAAGAAATAAGATATGGCAACGCTTGAAGATATTGATTGTAATTGTAACAATTGTATTAATATGATCAGGGATGGTCTAAAGCGAAAACAATCACTTGAATTACATGAAAAATGGCAATTAGATTATTATAATTTAATTAAAGGTAAAGCAAGTGAAATTGATGCAGCTAAAATGCGGTTTGAGTTTAATTCAGGAGAAGCAACTATTCACTACGGGAATTGTGTTAAATTTAATAAGGAAGTTTCATTCGTCCCTGGAGTTTGCCAATTAGATACTCAAGATTGTTTTAATAACAGGAGATAAGAGATATGAAAGAGCGATTTCAGTGCGTATTATTAATGGCACAAACTATATTAGTTTTGATGTTGTTGGCAGCAGTAGTACTACTATGGTTTAGTCCCAAGAAAGTAGCTAAGTGGTCTGCAGAGTTCAAGGTGACATATGATTCGGTCCTTATTTCTCATAATAAGTTTTATCACCTACCATAAAAATAATTTTTATTTCCGGAAGTTTGTGTCTAATTTTATAGTCTAATTAAATTAACACATTGATATTCTGTATTTATGAAAACAGTTAATTAAATGGAGACGATCCTGAAATCTGATCTCGATAAAGGCGTTAAGCTGGGCGAGATTGAAGTATTTACTGCAGAGCAGATAAAATCCTATGTAGAGCAATCAAACGATGCAATTGAGAAATCGATTGGAGATAAAGATGCTTTACGCAGTGAAGTAGCTACTGAAGTAAAGAGTTTCAGACCCATTAAAGTATGGGATGATACTACTCTTGAAAAATCAATCCAATTCATCCGTCCTGCGCAGATTAAGTGGGATGAACCTACCGGAGATGATATCAGTAAGTCACGCTCAGGTACCTATATGAATACTCCTGAGAACAGGAAGAAAGGGATTGTAGGGAATAAATATGGTCACGAGAAGAAAGAAGGTGAACCTGATATCAAAGATATGATGAAGAGAGGTTTACATGCTGCAGATAATAAAGAAAAAGAAGAAAAGGATTATGTACTTGCTCGTGACTTAAAAGAAGGAGAAAAATATACTTGGTTTATGGGTGCTGAGCCCTTAGAATGCACCTATGAAGGTCCTGGTGAAAAACCATACACATATAAATTTAAGATCGAAGAAGATACATCAACTCACACTCTTTCTATAAAAGATGTGAAAGATTATATTAAACCATTATCTTATATGCAAGATTAATTTCGACAACAATACAAACACACAATACAATGAAAATGTACGTTTTTGCCCCTTATGGTGGCGCATGGAAAGTCTCTTATTTGACTAACGCAGTTAGCACTAACGACAGGCTGTTCATTAATGAGATAAAATCAGAGGTAGCTGGGGTTGTTTCTCCCGGCCTATGTGCTGCAGGTAAAGCACTGGATCTGCCTCATGATTATCTTGAGACCACTCATAAAGTGTTATTGGCACTAGCAGTGGCTAAGAGTCTTACTTTGACTGTTCATGAAGATGGAGCAGCTGTTGTAACATTGAATACTGCTGCAGCCGATGGAGCAAGTATATTGACCTATACTATTCCTACAGCAACAGACATTGTAATTGGAACCACTCCTAATTCAGAAGGGAAATATGCTATTACAATGAATGTGCCAAACAAGACTAATGTAACAGCGCTTGTAGCTTCATTTACGAAATCAGCAAGCTCTACAATTAAAGTTGGTGTTACAGCTCAGGTAACTGCAGTAACAGCAAACAACTTTACAAGTCCTGTTGAATACGTATTAACTTCTGCGAGTTTACTGGTAGTTAAGCATTATGTAGTCACTGTTACAGTTCTTGAAGCTTAATTCATTATATTTCGTGCATACGCTTTATTATAAGCAGCAACGATGAGCAATTATAATGACGTTAAGAGGGTTGATGAAGATATAGCGAAGCTGGCCATAGAGAAGAATTTACTTCTTGAACGCCAGCTTCAATCGTCTGATCCTAACGATATATTTAAGGCCCAGTCATATCTTTCTGAACTAGAAAAGAACAAAAAGAAAAAGGATATCCGTTCGTTCCTCTTTGACCCCTTCGATGCGTACTACACTACGGGTGGCTATAAGCAGCAGCGGAAACGGGTATCCTTTGATGTTTTAAAGAAGGTAGGTGACACTCCAGTTGTTGGATCAATCATTAATACCAGAGTCTTCCAGATTCAGAATTTCCTACGCTTTACAGATAATGAAAAAGAAGAAGGATATATCATCCAGAAGAAGCGTTCATTATTCGACAAGAAGAAAAGTAAGGTAACAGAAAAAGAAGTTCAAAAGAAGATTGAATATATTGTCAATTTCCTGGAGAATGGCGGCCTTAAAAGTAAGTGGGATATCAATGATGACTTACATGATTTTGTTCGTAAGACAATGCGTGATAGTCTCACTTATGATCAGCTTGCTGCAGAATGTGAACGTAATCGCAGGTTTGAATTGATTGGATTCATTGCAATTGACGCCTCTACTATTCGCATTCTTGAAACTGTAGATCTAAGGTTTAGACAGCAATCTGAGCAGAAGTACAAAGAGCAATTTGGTCATTTACCACGATATGCGCAGGTGTATCAAAGTAACGTAATGCACAATCCTACCACAAAAGAAGAGATTGTGTACTATCCATGGGAACTTATCTATGCTCAGCGCAATAAATCTACTGCTATTGATAAGAATGGATATGGTACTTCTGAGGTAGAGATCCTACTTGATATCATTACTTGGTCCTTATGGGGAATGCAATACAATGGTAACTTCTTCAAGCAAGGATCAAATCCAAAAGGCTTTATAAACCTGAAGGATGGCGGAGTTAATATGGATGTTGTCAATGACTTCAGGCAGACCTGGAGACAAATGATAGCTGGCGTGAATAATTGTGTGCATGGTGATACAGATATTATTACTGTTGATGGATTAGTTACTGTAGGAGATCTTTTTAAAGAAGATCAAAAAGATAAGTTTTTGAAGATTTGGGATGGGGAAGAGTTTGTAGATGGTAGAGTGTATGTTTCTGGGAAGAAGCAATTAAATATATTGAAAACAAACAGTGGTCTTGAAATTAAAACCTCTCCTATTCATAAATTTAAGATTATTGATGATGTTACAGGATTACCTGTATGGAAAGAAAGAAAAGATATAAAGGTGGGTGACGTTGTAATAATTGATAATAACGGAACATACGGGAGAGATGTTGTAAAAGAACTCATAGAGAGTGAGGAGTTCGTTGATATGTATGACGTTGAAATGTACAATGAAAGGCACCAGTTTATTGCAAACGGACTCTTAATTTCCAATAGCCATAAAATCCCCGTCTTTAGTGGAATTGATTTGGAGTGGGTGGACCTCCAGTCAAAAAATACCGATATGGAATTCCAACAATGGATGGAGTTTCTCATTGTTATGCTTTGCAGCGTCTATACTATTGATCCATCTGAATTAGGTTATCAATTCCAAAAAGCAGCAAAGATATTTGGACAAGAAGGGCAGAAAGAGCGCATTCAGCACTCAAAGAAAAAAGGATTAAAACCATTATTGATCTTCTTAGAGAAGCTCCTAACAAAATGGATTGTATCTGAGATTGATGAAGATTATGAATTAAAGTTCACTGGAATCGATAATGAGGATGAGATGCAAGCTATTGAGATGGTCTCAAAGAAACTTACAGCAGGTGTAGTCTCTTTTGAAAGTGAATTTGAAAAAGCAATGGACCGTCCATATGATCCAAAGACTGATACAATCTTAAATCCTACTTTCTTACAAGCTCAACAGATGAAGCAGTATGGAGGACAAGACAGTAATGCGGCCGTTGATGAGATGACAGGAGAAGAAGATAAGGGAGCACAGAATCCATTTGAAGAATATGGAGCTGAAACTCCTATCAGTGGAGGAGGAAGACCTTCACAAAATGTAATGAAATCACTCAAGAGTGACCCTATATTGAGTCAAGCAATGAAATATATCGATGAAAATCTTAATATTAAAGACTAATGGCAACAATTGCACAGATTATAAGTGAACAGCAGAAACAGGCACTTGAGCTTGTAAAGAGCATTCTTCCTAATGATATAAACACTATTAAGGAGGATATAATCAAGGCCAAGAAAGCTGAGATAGGTACAATAAGTACTCATGGTGGCATAAAGGTCCGAAAAGAAGCAAAT